GTATGCCCCGAGGACGGGAATGTTCCCATAAAGGGACAACCCGCCAAGCCCAGTGGCTGCGAGCACCTCGCGGTACGTCAAAGACGCATCCACGACCCAAGCGTGGTCCTGGGTGATGGCCTTCACAGGGTTGCGCACCATGGTGGGGGGCACAGTGCCGACGTATCGGCACTGGCAGAACTCCACCCTAGCTTTGGTGTCGACAGGCTCCTCCGTAGTGAGCCTAAACCCGCGCTTCGCCATCCAATCCTGGATCCCGCTCAGATATCTGGGAACATCAGCGCGCTCCATGAACGCCACCGAGTCATCTCCATCGACCACCGCCTTTATCCTGATACCCTGCTCGTGGGCGTAAGCCCAGAGCAGGGCAGCTGATATTAGGCAATTGCCGAGAGCTGTGTTCATGTCCCCAGACATGCGCCCCCCCGTGACCTGATACTTCACCTTTCCATCACGCACGTTGGCGTAGCAGGTCGTCTCAAGTTGCCATCCCAGCAACCGCTGCAAGGTAGTGTCACCTCCGTAGCAGCCCAGGTAGAACCCGTGCTCGTACTGGAGGGCCTCGCGCGAGATGTGCTGGTCGAACTTCTTGAAATCCTGCCCAATGGCAACTGTGTCCCCGAAGGAATCAAAGTGCTCATTCACGATGAAAGCCCTGCGCTCGGGTGTGTAGCCCTTCATAATCGTGGGCGACCCGAAAACCCCATCGACCGCCTTGTACAATCCATGCTCAATGGGGCAGATGTACTTCCCCACCTCCAGGTTGTACCTTGGGTGCCTGGCGCTAATGAGACGCCCGGCCTTGAGCTCGCTCCACTTCTCCGCTTTAAGGAACACGCTGGGATAGGAATCTGCCCTAACCACTGGCTTCGACTCCAGGCTCTGCGCGGCCGCCGCATACCGCCTCGCTTTCTGACCCCCATACTGTCCCACGAATTGCTCAGTGGTGAAGGGGAGTGAGTGGGACGGCATGTTGCGAACTACGCGTCGCCTGAAGACCTGCAGCGCGCCGGTGAACGCCTCTGGCTGTGGTAGCAGAGTCTGCTGCCATTCGCCGTCAATGACGCTCCCCAAGACGCGCTCGTGCACCGATTGCACCACGTTGCCCACATCATTGTCGTGGACAGTCATGGGGCCGCGGGACGGCAAGTCACTCAGTGTGACTATTGTGCGAGATGTTTTTGTTTTGTACCCAGTGGTAGTGACACTCAC